GAGACATTCAACGGCGGAGACGCAATCCCAACAGGAACGACCGTTTCTAGCGGTGTGGTTGGAACCCTACCCGCATTTGGAAGCGTCACAACCACTGCTGGTGGCGTGGCTGGTTCTCTCGCTGGTACTATCGATTCTGCTGGCACGATGTCGATAACTGCTGGTGGTGCTGGCACCTCAGCAACAGGACAATTCGTTGCTGAAATTACCGTTAAATAATAATGTCTAATTTAAGAGAAGCAATCGGTCTCGGATTGATTCTTGGTGCTTTACATGGGGCTGCTCAGGCAGTCCCTGTAGTCCCTAACTTTACACAGGGCTCCATGACATCACATACCGAGACGACACAAAAAATTACAGAGACCATCAACTCGATGGACTATAACACTGGATATCAATATTCAGCATCTGGGAGTGGAATCACTGTCAATGGCACTCTTTCGCCAGGGACAGGAGCAACTAATGTAACTATAGATGGAGTGACATCATCATGGACTGGAATAACAAGCAAACCAAACTTCACGCAATCAACACCAGGCGCGGCATTTCAATTCACAGAAACTTATCGTGGTCCTGGTTTAAGCAATCAAACAATCATTCAAAGAGAAACGGAAGTAAAATCAATCACAGATACCACAAGTATCTTTACACAGTAATCTTAAGTGTCGTTTCCACCCTACCCACACAAAGAGTTCTTGCTGAGACTGTTGGCGGCGTTAGCGCCACTGCTGCTCCTGTTGCTAATTCCTCTGGTTCAGTCACCAACCAAGCCATCCAAGTCCTCCAAGGTCCTTACATCACCAACACCTACGGTGGTGGAATTCAGTGCCAAGGACCAACCTTAAACTTCACCCCATATGTAACTGGTAGTGCTTCAGCACAGAGACCTTGGGAACCATATTATAATGATCCTGTCTACGATATGAGGGATCTCAATGAAGATGGGTCTCTAGATAATCCTGGCGATATTTTATATACTGTACCTACCAGGACTGGTCAAAAAGATAACTACAACTTAGGTGTAGGTTTCTCTGCTACATGGTCTCGTCCTTTGGATAAGAAACTACAGGATCAATGTAAGGAAGCAGCTGCTGCTAACATCGAACTGATGAAGCAAACAACTGCTAACAAGAGATTAGATTTTGAGATTGCCAGACTAAAGAATTGTGGTGATCTAATGAAGCAGGGTATCTACTTCCACCCAAAGTCACCATACTATAAAGTCTGTGCTGATGTGGTTGTGACAAATCCTGGTGGTGTTATTCCACAACATGTTCATTCTATCCCTTCGGTTTCAGCACCTTCTTCAGTGCCCGAATCGCCTGAGTCCTCTCGCGCTGAAGATCTCGGCGCTCCACTACAGACAGGACTGGATCAGCCTTCCCCCTGATCTTGGCAATCTTTTTCATTACTTTCTTGACCGTTGGTTTGATAACCTTTAGTAGGATATCTGCCAGCGGTTTTGCCATAAGTGCTGATGCTGTTGCCACTACAGCAATACCACCAGTAGTTACAACAGATCCAGCACTAGGAAGACCAGCAATGATCTGCTCTGGTATAGGCACAGGTTCTGTGATCTGAATACACTGATTACCAATCAACTGGTACTCAGTAACTTTCTTTCTGAACCCCTCAATGTATGTGCCGACAGGTTCCTTTGCCTGCTGTGCTGGTGTGGGGCAGTCCACCTTAGCAGTAGCAGCGGGAGTTTTAGGTATCGGTAGATCAGGTGCTTCGGGAGCTTTAGGTTGCCTTGTATCTACAGCAGGACGCTGAGTAGGTAACTTCTGATTAGGTTCAAATGTGGGTGGATTGAATGACGGAACTTGCCCATCACAGAACACCATGTTACCTCGTGGATCTACCTCCCTAAGGTCATCAGTCTCTCGTGTTTCAACACACCCAGGCATGTCCACCACAGGAAATCCCATGTTTACCGTGACTGGTATGGGGTATCCTGTGAAGACTTCTGGGACATTGGAGTCAAAAATATTAACCTCAGGGATAGAAGTTCCCCGAATGTTTATTGGTTTAATCTCCATCAGTAAATAATCCTACAAATCCACTCCAAAGATGAAAGAAGAAAACATATAAAAAGAATTTTTCTTCAGCATCTCTGCTCTTCTTTCTGCGTGTTGTTGTCATGATTCATATCAGCAATCGTTAAATGCGGATCCAACTTTAGATCCAAGATCAGAACCGACTCTCTGACCCAATAAGGTTGCCCATCCAGCAGCCAACCATCCTATATATGGAATTCCAACAACTGCGGGAGCAATAGCACCAGCAGCAATACTAGTTCCTGCCATGGCACCTTGCGATCGTGCTCCAGCGTCCGCGATCAAACACTCTACTTCTTTCGCAGACTTTCCCTCGGCGTCTACGCCACCTCCTAAGTTTCTAGCACCATCCATCGTGTATTGATCGCGGCGATATTCTCCACGATACTCACTGCCACCAAAAAGACCCCTCTTATCTTTAGCATGTTGTAAAGATTTTTCGGATTCTAAAACTCTGGGATCATTCGCCCTATACTGGATGCGATAACCATCCTTAGTAGCCTCAATTTGATAAGATGAATATTCTCCTTTAGGAAAATTAATCGCAGGATATTGAGGTCTCGAAATATAACTAATTAAATGTCCCAGCACACCGATGTGGGCAATACCCACGCCAATAGCAGTCCATTTAATTATTCTATTCATTGAAATGGCAGGGCAGGACCTGTAGTTGTTGGCAGAGCTGGTCCAGTAGAACCAGGAAGTTTTGGCATAGCACCACTGATCATACCAGGGAGTGCTTCAGTTACAGATGATGTAACCTGTTTGATTGCTGCTTCTTTGGCACTCTCGATCAGAGCATCTTTGTTGAGTAGCACATATGCGCTACCACCAATAAGAGCAGCTGATGTGAGACCCGAAAGAAGGGCAATGATGTTAATGAGTTTTTGCATTTTAAACCTCTGGATATAACTTCTGAATTTCTTTATCTAATTCAAGAAGTTCTGAATAATACTCACATGGATATTCCATTGTAATAGAATTTTCATACATCAACATATCAGTGCGGCAATAACCACCACCGATTTCCATATGACCAATAATAAACATAGTTACTAATAACATTGTTCTATACCGTAGGCATTACAGGTGGCTCACCATCCTTCTTAGGTGCGGTGGCAATTTGAATAGGTGCTTGTTCGATACGAATAGTCTGAGCAGGTGCTGTCTGTGCTGCTGCGGCAATCAGTTTCTCTAGATCTGCCTTGGAGACACCACCGCCACCCATCTTCATTGTTCCATCACCAGACTTCTTCGCCGTCTGGACCCCGAACGTAGCTAAAACGCCAGTGAAGACCGATGCGATGAAAGTAGGATCAAGTTTCTGCTCAGGGATTCCAAGGGCAGCAGGCAACTTAATGTATGCGAGGGTAAGAATACCACCAGACCAGATAAGAATACCAAGTCTAACCATTGTGCTGATCGCTTCTAACTGACCTTCATGATCAGTAGCAGCTTCCCTTAGTTTAGAGAAGGGACCTTTCTTCTTTTCTTCCTCTTTAGGAGTTTCTTTTACTTCTTCGGGCATGATGAGCCATAATTAGGCTCTTCTATTTATAGTTTACTTAATATATTTGTTTTCCTTCAACCATTTTTCGGTCAATGGCGTGGGTTTATAAACTTCCCACATGTTACCAGCAGCACAAGCAGCGAGTGCTTTAGCAGTCATGCCCTGAGTCATACCAGCCCATTTTGCTTCTGCTTCCCAGGGCACAGCAGACTTGGGATAAGTTTTCTCTACAATATCTCTCCAGACTTGAGGAACATCCTCCTCTGGTTTGATGATAGCAATCATAGAATTCTTAATAGAACCTGCCATACAATCCTGAGCAGCGTGCCAACCTTCGTGACGCATCACAGTCATGAGGACATTAGGACGATGCATAAATCTTTCATTCAGAAAGAAGTTATTGCTTACAGTATGGTATACACCACGATGTCCAGGAGGGAAATACTTTTCATCTCCTAGAAAAACCATAACTCCGACCTTATTAAGGGATACCAACATTGAGTTAAACTCTTCACCAACAAACTCAAAATTGCTATCAGGATAATTCTTTTTAATATCTTCGATACTGTTGATTCTTCGTACATTATCGGTACATTCTCTGAGGATCATGCACCCTGTAGCATCCATTGTATAGTAACCTACTTTAGGTTTTGCCTGTAATGACAATGGAAATGCCAAGTTGGCAATAAATGCCAACGAAAGTAAAAATTGGTGTTTCATAGTTCTTTATTAAACATTTGGATGTAATACTCAGCGTCAACTACTACCAAGGGTTTTTTGCCATTCTTTTTAATAACGACGATTGGTTCATAGTCACCACTGTTCGCTTTCGCTTGCTCATATGAATCCCAAATGTTTAATTTTTCTACATTCTTACATTCAATACTATGAGGAAACTTCTGACGAGCAGCTCTTGCCATGATGAGATCTTCTCCACCAGCGCCCATGCTACGAGATTCAATATCTTCAGGATGAATACTTAAACATTCTATAAGTTTTTCTCGCACCCATTGTTGTAATCTTCTACCTTTTGCTTTGGCAGATTGCGCTTTCATAAAAAAATACCCCCATCACTGGAGGTATTTATAGATTACATTAATGGGTCATCCCACGGGTCTGGAAGTTGTCCTCCCAATCCTTTCTCATTGCTCCCAGAGCCCATGCGTCCGTCAGTTTGCTCGGACCTTCTTTCAACAACTGAATTTGAAATGCCGATAGACCAGCCTTCCTCTCCAAATAATCCCTCTTCCACGACCTGTGCTTTATGTGCTCGTTGCTCATCTTCCTTGTCCCAAATGTCCCCCATGTGTTTTACTTGTCTGTCGATGGATGCCATCTCCATCTCAACTTTACCATCAACCCAGTGTTTCCACAACCATTCTATGATGCCAAGGGCGAGATGGTTGAATGGAAACTTTTGTCCAAACGCCCATCTCTTACCCTTGGTATACCAGTTATCTTCACCACCCCAGTGGTGTTCAAACTTATAGTTGAAATCCTGCGAAGGTGTTTGCTTTGACATCTTGTTTAATACCACCAACTACATATGATTCTACCTCAGTTTCTTGAGGAGCAACCTGAAGACCCTTAGAAGAAATCCAGTGCTCAGTCCAGGGCAGAGGATTATTCTTAGCAGCAACATCGTAGATTGGTTTCAGTCCAATCGCCTTCATGCGACGGTTAGCAACCCACTCAACATACTGATTGAGGAGTTTAGCATTGAGACCGA